CAACCGAGAGCGCAAGTGAGCCGCATTGTACAGTCAGTTGCGGAAGGGCCTTGCCCAACGCCCTCTCGATGTTTGAAATCGCCTGCCGAGAGGGACGAAGCGTGTATTCAGCATCGAGATCGACCGTGAGCTGACCGAGAAGGTCAACCTCTTCAGGCTTTTCGGCCACGCTTGGGCTCCTTCTCGTAAAGCTTCAAGACCTCTTCGCGAACGGCCTCGATGCCATGCTCGGCAACCGCCTCGGCAAGAGAAGCGACTTCCCTTGCCTCTTCGAGACACGCATTGATCGCCCGCGCCAGAAGGTGGGCCGCGAGTGATCCCGACAGCATCGAGCGCATTTCCGCGACCGATAAGCCTGTGCTGGAGAGCAACCGTTCCGCATTGGGAGCGGCTGTCTCCAGCGTGAGCTTGCCAACCCTCATTAGGCGAGCACATCCGTGGTCGGCGCCGCCGATGCGACCAGCGTGACGCTGTATTTCACGGCATCATTGCGGCCCATCGAATGGTTGAAGTCGGTGGCGTACATCGAGCCCTGGAACACGACGTCCGACCCGGAACCGGAAGAACCGCCCTTGCGGACCTGGACATTGAACGGCGTGGCAACCGTGAGGTTAGCCTGCGTCTCCAGACGGGTGTAGCCGTTGGCGTCGGGAAGGTCGGCGACACCGGACAGGGAGATGTTCAACGTCCGCGCGCCCGCCGCCTGCGCGGCATAGGGAAAGTCGTTCTTCGAGGAAATGTCGATCGTCTGACCGTTGCGGTTGACAGACAGATCCTGTTGCCCGGCGATGAGATTGTAGGTTCCCGGCGTGGCGCTTTCGATCCACAGCCGATAGTCGTTGCCTAGTTTCACGCTCATTTAAGTGTGCTCCATCTGAGGGATGCGCCGCTTCTTAGCGGGGCGGTTATTGTACGAACATCTCGAACTTGAGCTCGTCCTCGTAAGTCTGCCCGTCCTCCATCAAATGAGGATCGGCCGAGAGGAATTGCGGGCGCGAAATTGTGGCGCCGGATGCAGTGACCACCTGCCCGTCGATCGCGGTCCTGACCGCAGCGTTCAGCGCATAGAGTTCGCGGGCATCCGTCTTGCGGACTTGCGTGAAAACCGAGATGATCGCCTTGTCGATGGTCCCGGCCATGTCCTGATCTGCGTCCAGCGATACCAGCCCGATAATGACCAGGCCCTTGTGTCCTGGCTGGGTATTCTCGGGCGGATTCTGCCATACATCGGCGAGTGCGGTGACTGCTGTCGTGGCGTTCAATTTCGAGAATACGGCGACCTGAACTGCAGACTGAGCATCAATCATCGCTCTGCCCTCCAGCCTTCCTCAGCACACGGTCCCAGATGTTGCGGTAGGCAGGGTAAATCTGTTCCCTAAGTCCGGCGATGAACACGAATGGATGCGGTGGCATTTTACCGACGCCAGCCGCGTATTTCGCGCTCTTGCGTTTGACGCCGCGACCGCCGCCCTTGCGTCCCCACTGGACAAACCAGCCGTAAAAGAGCTTTCGGTTGATCGCCTTGCCGACGAGACCGATCTTCAGACTCAGGCGCTTCGGAGTGACCGCATATGACAACCCAGCCTGCAACGCCCCGGTGCGGAACGGTGCTCTGCGCCGTTGAAGCGCGAGAACGGATCGCCCCGTCTTGCCGAGTTCAGTTCTAAGCTCATCGGCAACCGTGTCCGGCATTTGCTTGAGAAGTCGGGTGAACGAACGATCTCCCCTGACATACCTACGCATTCTGCGGGCTTTGGTCGGAGGCCTGAATGACGGTCCACTGCCGCATACCGTCGCGGTCCTCGGCAGAGAGAATGTTCAGTTCCCTGTCGCCGCTGGAGAGCCACAGAATCTGGTCCGCCACCTCAAGGTCGGTCCGGTGACGAACGACGATCTCGAAGTATGAAATCCCCTGAAGGACGCCGCCGATAATGGCCTCCTTGCCATTGATCGATCGGATATTGGCCCACACTGTAGCAAGGTCCGCCCAGCCGATATCGAGACCGCCACCGGCGTTCTTCGTTTCCGTCCTGCGCCGGATGGCAATACGGTCCCGAAGGTCGCCGGCTTGCATTAGGCCATCGCCACGCCGGACTGGTGGAACAGCACGTCAATGACGGTCGTGGACGTGGCAATGCCGACGATTGAAACATAGTCGCCCGTGGTATTGTCGGCAGCGGGGCGGATGCCGCCCGCAGTTCCCGAGACGAAATAGGTCGTGCCCGCAGTGACAGTCGCGCCAATCGTGATCGGACCTTGGGTGAGGAAGGCAACCGGCTGGTTCGCTGCGGCAGCGTGAAGGGCGATACCCTTGGGCACGCGAACTTCGGCGGTGGCGCTGTTGCAGTCGCACAGTTTCATGAGGCCAGTTGAGGCTTCCTGATAAACGACTTGTCCAGCGGTCAGCGCGACCCCGGCAGTTCCTTCGGTGATGCGGGCAGTCGAACCGGCAACGACGCTCGCTGCGGTAATTACGAGATCAGCCATGTTATTTGGGCTCCATCAAAGGGATGCGGCGCCTCTCGGCGCGGCGGCAGCTTGCCTAGGGCTGGGTTAGAAGGCGCGATAATTGGTGAGAAGCGCGTCAACCGTGTTGGGGAGCGTCGGAACGCCACCATCTGATGTCACGGATTGGCGAACGGATGAAATCGAGGATCGCTCATCGTTCCATTGTGAAACGAGGAGGAGAATGGCCGCCCGGATTGCTTCAGGAACGGTCGTATAGCCAGCGTCAAAGCGGATGATGACGTTATTAACTCCGTCCGCCACGGCGGGATAGGAAGTGTCCGTAGGACGAACGATCCACGCCGGATCACTCACATTATCGAGGACATAGCTTGCGCTATCCAGCGTTTGTAAGATTTCGCTTGTGTCGAAATATTTAACAGATGCGATCGACTGAACAGGCCCCTTGGGAATCAGAATGGCGTCCGAGAAGCTGTCGAGAACAAGCTCCCAAGTCTGCGTCATGATGGCGCGGCCAAGATATTGCTCAACATAGTTGGTTGCCGCTGCGATATAGATGTTCAGCAGCGCATCCTGCTCTGCTCCATCCACACGACAATGAAGCTTCGCCTCGTTGAGCGTCACGGGATAGCTGGTCGGGGCCGTAATCAGCCGCAGGCTCATCGCGTTCCCCTTGAAATATTGCGTGGCCGGATGGCCGTCTGGCTCACCGGACGCCGCTGCACTTCAGATGCAGGTCGAACAGATGAGCCCTGACTCGGCCTGTGTTGGTCAAGCTGCCGATCATGGCGAACCGTCTTGCGAACTTCTATGACAAAGACCGCTGCCGCAGTTCCTGCCCCAGAGCTGAACCCGTCGGCCAGGGCGATCGATTGCCCATCACCAACCGCAACGCCAAATCCGGCAGATAGGGCTACACCCGTCGCGAAAGCTTGCCCTGTAGCGGCAACAGCAGATGATGCCGCCGCAGATCCGTTGGCCAGGAGTGCTCCTGTCCCGCGCCCATCAATGGCAGATGTTCCGCTTGAACTTCCTGTGCTGGTCGCAAGCGATGATCCGCCGGCGACAGCGCCGGAGGTTCCCACAGCACTTCCGACCGAAGGACCAGAACCACCCGAGCCAACCGCCGATGCTGAACCAACGCCAGCGGCAGAACCAACACCGTTCCCTAATGCTGCGCCAGTAGCAGATGCCGTTGCGCTTCCGGACGCCGCTCCAGCGCCAGTGAACAGCGCCTTGCCAGTAGCCGACGCAGCACCGACCCCGGACGAACCGCCAGCCGCAAGCGCTTGTGATTGTCCCGTTCCTGACGCGGTTCCTACGCCGCTTGCAGATCCCGCAACCGTAGTCGTGGCACGACCCGTGCCGGCCGCCGTTCCAATGCCTGTCGAATTACCGGCGCCAATTCCCAATGCCGCGCCGACAGCGGACGCCGAACCCACACCCGACGCACTTCCCGACACGATCGGGACTGCCGCAACCGCCCCAAGCCCTGCCGATGATCCAACGGCGTTTGACTGCGCTCGCCCAACCGCCGAGACGGTTGATTGCCCAGCCGCAGCACCGGACACAATCGGAATGCCTGTTGCGGTACTCGTTCCGGCAGATGACCCGACAAAGATCGCCGCCGCAATACCCGTACCAGAAGCACTTCCCAACGCGCTCGCCGAACCTAGCGAAAGCGCCGTGCTTTGACCTGTTCCACTTGCCGAGCCTAGGCCGCTTGCCGAGCCCGCACCAACGGCAGTGGATTGTCCCACGGCAGTTGCGGTGCTGAGACCGGATGATGCCCCGATCCCCATTGCAACGGCATTGGCCGAACTCGTTCCCGCAGCAGAGCCAATGCCCATTGCAATGGCGTTAGCGGTTGAAGTTCCCGATGCAGATCCAGAGACAATCGGAACTGCATTCGCAGTGCTTGTGCCCGCAGCGCTGCCTGAACTGCTCCCAGCCCACCCACTGAAGTCAGCGACGAGGACATTGCCGGATTTATTCGTGCTTGCTGTGGGATAGGGTGAGGTTAGACCTGCCGGAAGCGTCGTCCCGCCAGTGTTCTGAAGCGTTCCGTTCTTGTAAAAGTATGCCTTGCCGGCGACAATCTCGGCCTTGATGACATCGCTGGTTGTGAACGTGGCGAAAGATGAGCCGACCGTCGAGCCGCCACTGTAAATCGAGCCGTTTGAGCCATAGGCCGTGGAATTGGTCCCGGTTCCGACCCAAGTGGCGGTCGGGTCCGCAAGATCATCAAAGCCGACATTGACGTTACCGCCGAACGCCATGTTTGGGGTTACGGTGTAATATCCCGAGGCCAGGGTCGTATTGGCCTTGGCGAGGTTGTCGCTGTCTTGACCGCCTGTAGCGGAGAGGCCGTCGCTGCTTAGAGTGTAGTAGTGGCTAGTGTTATTCCATTCCCACGCAACGCTGTTGTTGAGCAGCAGAACACCGCTGCCATCCTCTAAAAGGTATCCATCAGGCGAGCCGCTTTCGAGCAGATACCTGTCTGCCACATCACAGAACCTTGATAGCGCGCATGTAGCTGCCCGCCTGAGGCGTCACCGTTCCCGCGCTTTCGGTGCAGCGGAGCTGGATGGTGGTCGCGGCGTTCGTCAATATCCGCACATGGAAGATGAATGAATGTCTGACGGCGGTGGTCAGGGATGAAGTGGCCGCGTGAACGACTGTCGTGGAAGCCTCAATGGTTGCCTCGGCGAATACCTCAGCACCGGTGATGACGGAGGTGGTGAAACCCGTAACCGGCGTCGATTGATAGCGGCTCGTGGCAACAGTGGGCGCCGAACTGAACGTCCACGTCCAGGTGACAGTGCCTGCTGTGGTTTTCAGGAAATAGGCGTGGCATTCGATTTCATAGATGCTGCTGGCATCAAGCGAAATCGTCGAAGTGAAATAGTCCGCGATTGTCGAGCCGAGGGCAGCCCCGGTCGAGGTGTATTTAACCGACCCACCGCCGATTGAGGTGATTTGGGCCAGCGTCGCCTTCTTCGACGTTCCACTCTGGTTGCACGCGAACTCGTCACCCGTCGCAGGCGTTGTAACCGCAGATAGTGCGCTGATCTTGGTGTCGGCCAACGCCTATCTCCCGAACAGCGAACGCATCGTCTTGTCGCGGGCCTCGAACATGCGCGGGCGGACGATAGCCGGGTCTTTGTCGCCGTTCGCATAGCAATCAGAGACAACTGCCTCCATCGCCCCACGAACCTCAATCATGGCTGGCTTAAGCCAAGGATTTCGGCAATTGACGCTAATGCCGACACCTTCTGCAACGCGAGGATAAAGCCGTTCCGCACTCGGCTTCAGTCTATCAGGAAGCTGCGACGGAAGATCGCGTTCGGACAGCCAGCGATGCGAATAAGCACGAGCCTCGAAGCTGATCGTTTCCGATACCGTACGCGCCATGTGCATCGCCGCCTCTGGGTCTTCCGGCTGCGGCAGATGCGGGTTGAACGCGGCCCACATCCTTGAACACTTGCGAACGTCTCCCGCTTCCAAGGCGGCGCGGAAGTCATCCTGGCGCATTAGTCGATCGTGATTGCGGTCGAAGTGGAAAGCTGCGGCGTCACGCCATTGCCAACCGTAATGTTGGGCGTGACTGTGCCACTGAACAGGATCGCCGTAGTTCCGCCGCCAGTTTTGCCGGTCGAGAAGTGCGTCACCGTTCCAGATCCACCAGTTCCAGCGGGGAAGCTGATCGTCGCGGCCGGAGAGACGCTGTTGTTGGTGACCGTCCAGCCACCACTCGTGCGAGCGACGTTCGTTCTGGCATAGCTGGTGTAGGTCGTTTCCGAAGTTGACATGGTGCCGCTGTCGCCGGGATCGGCGGTGTGCAGTGCTGTATGAATGTTCGTCTGCGGCGAGGTCGCGGCATTATCCGCGTAATTGCCCCACGCCGTCGCGTTGAAGATAAGCAACATCAACGCATTTTCTGTGGTGTCTGAAATGGACATTGCTTACTTCTTTCGCTTT